GTCTCTTCATAGCCTCCTTTAGTTTCATGGACTGAACCATGGACTTAGCAAAGGTTGCCTTTCGCTTGCCGATACGCTCCGTACCATCTTGATAGTGATAACGCATGGTAGGTCGTACCTGCTGCACTATCTTTGGAGGCACAGCATTAGATGGTATCCAACATACTAATTCTGTTTCCCATCCTAGTAACTCTGCTCTAATGAGAACATGATCTGGGTCATAGTCCTCATAGGTCTCTCCGTCATGACTCCCGACTTGATAGGGGAGAGGGGAGAAGTCGGGTTGAACCCGACTTGATAGAGAATTTATACCCGCTTTTTGCAGGGCAATCCTCATAGCTTGGTTCATCATAATATGCCGTCCTCTATATGCGTAACGAGGGCATCGAAGTCTTCCTCTGGCCCAAGCATTTCTGCATAGACCAACACGACTTGAAGATTTATCCCATGATTTACTGCCAGCCCTTTGAGATAGGCGAAGCGATTCTCATACCCATTTTCTTGATAGATAGTTTTCATGACTTATCCTTGATAGAAATATAGATAGATAGCCATAAGGCATATCCTCCAATGATTACTAACGAACTGAATGCTGCGAATGATAGATCATCCATTACATACTCCTCGATAGGTCTGAGTTCGTACCGATAGACAGGAGAAGTCGGGTTGAACCCGACTTTGCATAAACTCCAGACATGCCAAACTCTGGACGCATAACCGATAGGTCACGCTCCAGTTTCTGGACTGCTAGATAGAATCTATCCATACACTCTCCAATCTCGGGTTGAACCCGACTTGATAAAATAATGCTGAAATAATTGATAGATAAATCAACACGTTATAAATACTTAGCTAAACTCCGAAAGTATTTAGTAAACCCAGCCAAATGATGACAAGCTTTAGTAAAGTCTTTACTTGGATATTAAATTTGAGACATAGGAATAGCCCCTTTCGGGGCTATCCTTTCAGATTAATTAAGCGGCTTTCTTTTTGCCTTTCTTCTTAGGTGGTGTCTGAACCTTGGCAGTGCCTTGGGTCATCATCATTTCAGAAAAGTGTCCAGTTTGAACTACCATCCAATCGTGGACTGCCTTTGCATCCGAGCCGTCTAGGTATGTCCGAATCACTTCGATCATCGTATGCTCTTCTTTAGAAAGCATCACAAGCCCTTCAGCAATGGGTTCTGGCTTAGGTAGCAATCCAGCCTTGATAAGATCATCACGGAGATTTTCATCCTTGATTTTCTTGAGACTGTTCCGCATCCCGCTTTGAGTGTTAGCCTTATGGCTCTCATCGCCTGCGATAAGTTGATCTGTCTCATCACGCCCCATTGTTTTATAGCAATTATAGCGATCACTTAAATAGCGCATTTCCTGATTGGAACTGCTCCATTCTGACATATCAACAGCGCCATGCTTCACACAAGCACTAGCAATAGTCACCCAATCCCTTGCGACTTGTGAGGCTTTTTCCATGCCTACATTGCCTTTTTCCGCGCTCTCTTTGCCAAACCGAACCTTATAATCAGTCTGAATATCATGTATCAATAGACTGATATCATTCGCGGTAATCAACTTGATATTGCTCGCATATAATGCAAGCATGCCGTTCATTACTTTGTAGATTTCAGAACCTTTTAACTTGATTGATTCTTTATACCCATCAATTTTTAACTGATTAGGTTCAACTGAATTATAAGCCGCTGTTTTCTCATTTAATAAAGTCATAATAATATTTCCTATTAATTGGTTTAATGCCCGTGGTTTCTCCAGAACATGCTACTATCATAGCTAATTTAAATTTTTGAGTCGTAATGACCCCTTGAACTTGCCAAGTCTGGTTGAACCTGATTTGCCTAGCACCTCGCAGGAGCCTGACAGAAAATCCCAACCCGATGGGGGTATGAGGCGTATGGCCGTCTTTTTAACAGAGGGCAACCTACTATTTAGAAACACCCTCTAAAAATTTAAACGCTTTTTTCAAACACCCCTTAAACGTGCACTCACAGCACACTTTGATCTTACCCTATACCTTGGCATACCCTTGACCGAGAACGTTCAGTACGCGCCTCTGTAGGGGCATTTACACAGCTTACACAGATATCATTTGTGGCTTACTCAGTAGGAATGAATATCCATCAGTTCCCTTTCCAAAAAAATTTTTTTCTATATTTTTCCCAAGGGGAGGTAACTAACTACACTTAATTTTGTTAGTTAGTACCCCCCTTAGTTATATTTGTATTTTTACTTGTATGTTAGAGACCCACGGTGGGACTAGGTAAGTGTCTGTGTGGGACTACCCTAGTGTCAGGTGGGGACTAGGTAGTGCCAGTGTGGGACTAGGTAGGGTGATTGGTCTGTGGATAATACGCACACTTGTACACAGGTGCACTAAAATACATATACAAATCAATGGGTGGGGTGTGCATTATTTGAACATAAATGTGGATAAACGCTTGACGATGTGCACATTGAATGGTAAAAATGTGGATAACTTGGGAGTGAAGACAATTTTATGTAAGGGTGTCGCAGTCCTTTAGAGCCTTTCTGTCTTGGATAGGCTCATTTTACAAGGGTTACATCATGTCAGAAGACATTAACCCACCTCAAAGAAAATCAATCTTTAAAAATGCTAAGCGTGTCGAGGAAAATAAAAAGTTCCGCGCAAAGCAAGCTGTGGTCGATAAAAAATTCGCGGCAAGAGAAGAGAGCGCTAAGCGAGTTAAAGACGCACGTAGTCGCCGTAGCCAAGAGATTGGTATTGAGACAGCTCAGAAGCGTTGGGGTGGAACGATCAATGCGTTAACAGGTGATCTTGTTACGCCCAAACAGAGTCTTTTCGTAGAAGCTTATTGCGCCACTTTAGATTTTACAGCGGCCAAAGATTACGCAGGTTACGGAAAGAAAACTAAAGCCAAAGACATCATGGCTAATCCGAATGTGATTAGAGCCATTGATAGACGGCAAGCTATATCGAGAAGAAAATTGAAAGTAACTGAAGCTGAAATTATCACAGGCTTGTTAGAAGAAGCCAAAGATAAAGACAATGGATCTCCCGGATCTAGGGTTACAGCTTGGACTCAACTTGGCCGACACCTTGCAATGTTCACCGACAAAAAAGAAATTGATGCCACCCTGTCGATTGAGAATGTGATTGCCGATTTACCTGATCTTGATGATGAAGTCATCGAGCACGAAGAAGATACTCACCTTCTCTTTGATGATTTGGAATATGGAGATGATCAGGTTGAGTTATCAAATGAATCATCCTTTTTTGACAGAGAGGCTGTTGATCCAGACGAATTAGATTTAGAGGATCGTTGAAATGCCTACAGCAAAAGTAAATAAGAAAGCGGCAACAGCAAACCTTAAAACTCAAGCTGTGTTGAAAAAAGCACAAGCTCTAGAAGCTACTAGAAAGAAAAAAGCCGCAACAGAAAAACTTAGGGTTCAAGGCTTGTTGAAAAAAGTACAAGCGTTAGAAACTAAGAAAAAACAATCTTTAAAAGATGCCACTCGACTGCACCATCTAAGGACGAGAAAGGTTCCTAAAGATGTTTAACAATATTGACCAGCAGTAGGGGTTATTGATGACACCTGCTGAAAAGAAAAAGCTTCGTGCCATTAAGACAAACTTCCCTTACTTTGCTGCCGCTTGCTTAAACATTAGAGCTAAGAGCGGTCAAGAAGAGCGCTTTAAATTAAACAAAGCTCAGATGTATATTCATCAGAAGATTGAAGAACAAAAGTCTGAGATCGGAAGAGTCAGAGTACTAATACTAAAAGGCCGTCAGCAAGGGTGTAGTACCTACGCTGAGGCTAGACTTTACCACAAGGTAAGTCAGAGCAAAGGTAAGAGAGCGTTCATCCTCACACATGAGCATGAGGCTACCTCAAACTTATTTGACATGGTTAGACGTTACCATGAGGGAAATCCCTTTAGGCCGTCAGTGTCCAGCTCCAACGCTAAAGAATTAGTGTTCGACAAGTTGGACTCAGGTTACAAGGTGGGTACTGCTGGTAACAAAGCTGTAGGCCGATCACAAACCTTACAGTATTTTCATGGGAGCGAAGTTGGCTTCTGGCCTAATGGTGAGGAACACTTGGCTGGTATTTTACAGGCCGTTCCTTTGGAAGATGACACTGAGGTAATCCTTGAGTCTACAGCCAACGGAGTCGGTGGTGTTTTTTACGACATGGTTCAGACGGCTCAGCGTGGCGAAGGACAGTACAGATTAATATTTGTGCCTTGGTTCTGGCAACCAGAGTACCAAATGATGGCTCCCTCATCTTTGGAACTAACCTCAGATGAAATTCAAATACAAAAGACCTACGACTTAACAGACGAACAAATGTTTTGGCGTAGGAACAAGATTTACGAATTGCGTTCAGAAGAGCTGTTCCGTCAAGAATATCCGATGACTGCTAATGAAGCATTCATCTCTTCAGGCCGCACTGTATTCCCAGCAACTTGGTTAATGGCTGCAAGGGATGAGTGTTACTCAGCTAAGATTATCGCTGACATAAATATTAATACGGCTGAGCTGATAGAAAAGCAAGATGGTTGCCTGAAGGTGTGGGATTTACCAAAAACTAACAGGCGTTATGTTATTGGCGCTGACGTTGCTGAAGGCCTTGAGAAAGGAGACTTCTCTTGCGCTGATGTGCTAGACGAGGACGGCAACCAAGTGGCGCAGTGGCATGGAAAGATCTCTCCTGATCATTTTGGAGACCTTTTGTACGCTTTAGGCATGCTATACCGCAAAGCATTCATGGGTGTAGAAAGAAATAACCACGGATTGACCA